ATTATGTATCCCTAGTGTAATGGCAGCATTACAGTCTCCAAAACTGTCGGTCGGGGTTCGAGTCCCTGGGGGTACGCCAACAATGGAAGGTTAACTGGACTGGGTCCAGCTCTGTCTTGAAAACAGAAGGTGTGCGAAAGCGCATAGAGTTCGATTCTACTATCCTTCCTCCATATTATAGGCTTGACATGAAATGTTTTTCATATCGTTATGACATGACGACTTAGGCAGTTAGATTCTGCACTAGCCCACCAATTATCTCTGTGTAATGTCAATCTGGTAGACGGCCTGATCTGGAGTCAGGAGGCTGTAGGTTCGAATCCTACCATGGAGACCAAATTTGCCGCTATAGCTTAATGGTAAAGACGAGAGCTTATACCTCTCCAAAGCAGTGGCCAGATAAGCCACCGTGTGCAGGTTCGAGTCCTGCTAGCGGCACCAAGTTTAGGATGCGTCCAGCAACTTACAAAATTCAACTTTTAATTGAAAAATAAGCATCCTGTTTTTAAAATGTTCAAAAGGAGAACGACAATGAAACGTGCTAAACGTTAGTGTCGCTCTAGATCCCGTATTGGTCTAGGGTTGGCACATTAAATCAAATTTAATACAACTAACCCTATCTAGCGTTAACGGTAGCGCACTTGACTCTTAATCAATGAGGTGTCGGTTCGAATCCGACGGTAGGGACCAATACGGGATCGTAGTGTCAACGGTTTAGCACAGCGGACTTTTAATCCGCCAGGTGAGGGTTCGAATCCCTCCGGTCCTACCATTAAATGTAATTGAAATTAATTACTGCTCTATATGCGTTGTCGGTACATGAAGTGCCAGTATGCAAGTCTGTTGTATCAAAAATAGCAAGTCTGTTTTCAACACTGTTAATTCGTTCACCGTCTTTAAACAAGGTGTATCCATTATTAGTGTTAAGATAAAATACAGCAGTTTTACATACTTGTTCTAATTTGCCTGGCAAGTCAGTATGAAACCCATGTTCAACGATTTCATTTGTGCATGGAACAATATTTGCTTTAATCTTTATTATTGCCTCCGGCTGCAGGATGTGCAATATAGGAGAAAGCAAATCTAAATACTGACTTTCTACAAATGGACTCATGTAAAAAGAATGAACAAATTGATTATTATATTTTGGATCGCATGATAATTTTTCAGATGCAACAATGTCATGCATCATCCAAGGAAAATTAGGTCCAAGGATAGTATTTTTAATCATATCTAAGTCTTCTTGTTGAAGACAGTTGTCTGTTATTGTAAGTTTCATAGTACAGTATATATCGTAAAAAATTATGGTAACGTAGCATAATGGTTGTGCACCTCCTTCATACGGAGCCAGGTGTGAGTTCGAATCTCACCGTTACCACCAAGTTATGGCGGATACTTTCCACATGGTTGTGGAGAGCATTCAGATCGGAATGTTTACAGCAAACTTTTTAACAGGTTCGACTCCTGTATCCGCCGCCTAACAAATTGCTCTATTAGTATAATGGCAATACTCCGGTTTTGTAGTCCGGCAATCGTGGTTCGATTCCTCGATGGAGCACCAAGAGCCTCACCCTTGCATATGGTGTATAATAGGATAAGTTGTATGCAGCAAACAGACCCCCGCTTTTCTAGATTGTGCGGTGAACAATCTAGAACAAATAAGTAAGTTTATGCGGGTATGATGTAATGGTAACCTGAAACCTTGCCAAGGTTTATTCGCGAGTTCGATTCTCGCTACCCGCTCCATACATCCTTCCAGAGTTGTTCGTATAGCGTCCCCTGGAAGTTCTCAGTTTTAGGATCAGTTCAGCAATCTTAAATCCAAGCAGAATGTCGTGGGTTCGAATCCCACCTTAATTGTAGCTCAGTTGGTAGAGCGTCCGCCATAAAAAGATGATCCTGTTAGTTTGACCATTTAGGTTCTTTTCAGCAAATTTAAATAATCTTTCTGCAAAAAAGAGAGGCTGGGTTCGAATCCCAGGCACAGCTTGGTCAGTTGTGTTAGTGTAGTGGTAGCACGAAAAAAGAGAACCTGTTATAATAAGGAGACTACTGTGAAAGCAATTACATTTAAAAACAGATTTAATGGCGAAAAGGTAGTGTGCAAGGATGTTAAAGAAGTCCAAGTAATTGACGGTGTCGAGTACTTGCTTGTTAGCAAAACTGTACAAGATAGAAAATTCCTAATGCGTAAAGATGCATTAGAAAAAGTCAAAGGATAAAATCATGCAATGGATTCAAAACGTAGCAATGGTGGATGTAGCAAAAGGGCACCACTTTGATGCTGGTGTGAATTCTATGCTTATCCAAATTGTAGACCCAGGAATGGAATTTCCTATTCCATTTAATAAGTTTGCAGAAGTGCATCAATTTCAATTCTTAGATTTGGAAAAAGATGACAAGGCTCCAGAAGAGTTAAAAATTCAGGACGAACAAGCAGAGCAACTTGTGGCTCTATTACAACATGCACTTGACAAACATATGCAAGTTGTAGTACACTGTGTTGCTGGAGTTTGTAGAAGTGGTGCAGTTTGTGAAGTTGGAGTAATGATGGGATTTAACGACACTGAAGTGTTTCGCAGCCCAAATTTACTAGTCAAACACAAGATGATGAAAGTCTTAGGTTGGACATACGATGAAAACGAACCACACACTATAAACGGTATAACATTAGACTCGGGATTTATTGTCCCAAAGAATTACGAAGGTGATATATGAGTATGTACAATATGCTGTTTGGTGTAAATCCTGACACTGATCAATTGATGGAAATCTTAGGAAAGACCCAAGGTGATTTTGGTCGTTTCCGCAATGTCTATATGGAAGATGGTTACATTATTGTGCATACACGTAATGGTGGTGGCAACCGTGAAGACTATGAAGACGTATTCGATGAAATGTCAGAGCACCCTTGGTATAGCCACGATGAAGATGATAGTTTTGACTGCACATACGCTAACATATACTTCAAGGTTCCCGAGAATCACGAAGATTTTATGGCAATTCGTAACCTCAACGCAGGTAAGAGTCCAAGTAAGCAATGGGGTGAATTGCTTGCTACAATGGAAGCATTGAAAAAGTAAAGGAAAAGAAATGAGAACATGGGTTACAAGTGACTTGCATTTTGGTCACAAGAATATCATGAAGTTCTGCCCTGTGACCCGTGCTCGTTTCCGCGATGACGTAGCATACATGAATAACGCAATGGTTGAAGAATGGAACAACAAAGTTGCTCCGGAAGATACTGTTTACATCTTAGGTGATGTAGCGTTTATGTCGGGCAGTGATGCAGGACGGATGATGCAACGTTTAAATGGTACAAAGATTTTGGTTGAAGGCAACCATGACCGTAAGACATTGATGGATGCAACATTCCGCAGTGCGTTTGCAGAAGTACACAAGTACTTGGATATTACATATGATGGTCACAAGATTGTCATGTTTCACTATCCAATTGCTGAATGGGATCAAATGCACAGAGGAGCATTGCACTTGTACGGTCACTTGCATGGCGGTACAAGCGGATTAGAAAAGTATCGTGCGTTTGATGTAGGAATGGACTCAACAGGTGAAATTTGTGTATCAATGGAATACGTAATCAATCGTATTAAGGATAACGAAATTAAAGGACATCACGTATAATGGATACAATCGAAAAGGCTAGAGTTTTTGCAACTGCGGCACATGCAGCGGCGGCTCAACTTCGTAAGTATACGAATGAGCCTTATATTGTCCATCCTGCTGAAGTTGCTAGTATTATTGACAATCTTGAAGGTGCTTCTGTAGCTATGGTTGCAGCAGCATGGTTACATGATGTAGTCGAAGATACAGGAGTTACAATTGAAATCATCAAATCGGAGTTCGGTGAAGAAGTCGCAGACTTGGTGGGATGGCTTACCGACGTTAGCCGTCCGGAACAAGGTAACAGAGCAACACGCAAAGCAATTGACAGAGCGCACACTGCAATGGCACCCGCAGAAGCGCAAACAATCAAGTTGGCAGATTTAATTTCTAACTGCACAAGTATTGTTGAGCATGACGCAACATTTGCAAAAACATACTTAGAAGAAAAGAGATTACTGCTTGAAGTTTTAACAAAAGGCGATCGTTCTCTCTGGGAACACGCTAACAAGATTGTGAGCAAATAATGTTTAAAGACAAGTTGAAGGAGTACGTAGAGACTAGCGGCTTGGTTAACATGAAAGAAGCTGGCGACGGCATCTACGTACTCAAGTACAAGAAAAAAGTGTTCTACGATAACTTGTGGAACGAATACATTGCTGAATGCCGTGGATCTGTTGTAGATAAGGATTTCAACCTAGTTGCATACCCATTTACAAAGATCTACAACTATGGAATTGAAAAGGAAGCACCTGTCCTATCTGATGATACTAAGGTAACTGCTTTTCGTAAAGTAAACGGTTTCATGGTAGCTTGTACTTGGTACAACGATGACGTTTTAGTGTCTACTACAGGTAGTACTGACAGCCCATACGTTGATATGGCCAAGGAAATGATGATGGAACACATGTGCTGGGCAGACTGGCAAATGGCATTGTGCAACACTGAGACCCAAGGCATGACATTTATGTTTGAGTGTGTGCATCCAAGTGATCCACATATCATCCCTGAAGAAGAAGGTATGTACCTCCTAGGATATCGTGAAAACGAATTTGGCAGCAATGTGGGTCACGACCCATTCGTGTTGCAAGACTTAGGTCGCATGTTTAATTGTTTCGTGCCAGAAAGTGTAACAACTAACATGGCTCGACTAAAGCAATTAGCTAAGGAATGCAAGCACGAAGGTTATGTATTCTATACAGATGATGGTGTAAGTGCTAAGATCAAGTCGCCATACTACTTAACTTCAAAGTGGGTTGCTCGCAATCCACGTACAGATAAGTTAGTAGACTTGAACAAGGACATTAAGCACAACATTGACGAAGAGTATTACGGATTGATTGATCATATCCGTGCTAACATTGTTGAGTATACTGCTATGGACGAGCAAGCTCGTTTATCGTGGGTGCGTAACTATATGGAGGCGGCCTAAGGATGAAATGTTTGACAGCTATCAAACATCGACTCCTGAAAAGGTAACATATAACTGGGAACAGGTATTTGCCTGGCTCCCAGTTGCTGTTCATGGCAAACGTAAATGGTTTACTAAAGTGTGGCGTAGGAAAGTTGCTGTCTATGGTGATGAAAGAAACATGCCGCTGCGATACCAGTACGGTAATATATTTGATGTAATCAAGGACGAAGAATGAATGATGAAAGTCACTTGCCTGTAGCAGAACAAAGCCTACTGTTCCGTTTACGCAAAAGAGCAGAAATACGTAGGTCTATTCCAGGTAGGCTAGCAGTTGTAGAAGGGAAACCAGATAAGATTGCTAACTTGTTAGATGAAGCAGCAGACGAAATTGAACATTTACAAGAAACTGTAGCAGCACTTGTTGCTCAGAGGCTTGGGGGATAGTTATGTTAGTAGAACCGTTATTTCCAGTACCGATTTATGTATGTCAAGTAGCAGATAAACTTAACATTCAAAAAGAGTGTTTAGACTCAGTAAATAAGTTTGGAGCAAGTTTCTTTTCTAAGTCACCTGTTGTCGATCCTATTAGTCATAGTTTGTCTGATCCTACGTTTACATCTAATTTGATTGCAGACATTGGGCTTGTACACATCGAAAAAGAAATTCATCAGCAAGTAACCAATTATTTGTTGCAGCTCGGACATAGATCTATTCAAAGTTTTAAAATTGTTGCTAGTTGGATGACTCATACAGCACCAAAAGAGTATACTCCTGTACACGATCATGCATCAGCAGATCTATCAGGTGTGTATTATATAAAAACTAATGGGCAAGATGGTGAAATATTTTTCATGGATCCAAATCCAGCAATGAATGCAACTTATTGTTTTTCTACTCTGCCTAAAAGATATGCACATGCACCCGAAGAAGGAAAAATGGTTATTTTTCCCGGTTGGTTATTGCATGGTGTAAATTCAAATCAAACCGATGATGTACGCATTAGTATATCATTCAATATTTTGTTTGATAGATAATTTGCCCCTCTGGACAAATTGGTAAAGTCGTCTCTCTCAAAAGGAGAAGTTCTCACAGTTCGAATCTGTGGAGGGGTACCAAA